TCGAAGGTGAGAACGAAGTCGGCATCCGCGCCGGCGCCGCCGATCTGGTCGAGCACCCACTGGCGCGTGGGGAGGTTGAGGTTGGGGTCGACGACGATGGTGATGCTCGCGGCGTTGCTGGTAGCCAGATACATGCGCAGCGTGAGCTGCTTGCTCGCGCCGCTCGCCGGTGCCGGCTTGAAGGTGGCGGGCAGGTTGCCCACGGCGTAGAGCGCGCCGGTGTCGTCGTAGATGCCGACTTCCTGCGCAGTCCAGCCGCCGACGTCGGCGGGGATCGTGAGTTCGGCGATGACGCAGCCGGGGTTGGCGGCGTCGCGCGTGCAGTCGGTGATCGGTGCGCGGTAGACCTCGCGGGTGAGCGCGGTCTGCGCTTCATTGGGCACGACGGGGGCGCCGCCGCCGTCGCCGACGGCCATGGTGAGCAGCGGCGTGGCGGCGCCCCCTTGCCGGTAGGCGGCGTCGCGGGCGAGGCCGTATGCGGTGAGGATCGTGAAGAACTCGTTCTGCATGGTGGCGGGGTCAGTGAAGTGGGTGGATGTCGACGGACTCGTCGGCGTGGATCGCCGCGCGGGCGCGCGGGCCGCCGGCGGTCGTGGCGAGGGGTGGTGCGAACGGCAGGACGGCAATGACTTCGCCAGTGAGCGTGAGTGCGGCGGATGCATTGGTGCCGCGCGTTTCCGTGCGGAAGGCGATCGTGGCCGGGTGGCGCGTGAGCGGGCGCGTCTCATCGATGAGGCGCTCGATCTCGGCGGCGTCGGATGCCGCGAGCGGCCGGCCTTCGAGGTGGATCTCCAGATCGAAGGTGCCGCGCTTGCCGGGCGGTTCGGTCTGCCACCACTCGCGCACGGTCAGCGTGTAGCCGAACGGCGCGACCACGCGGCGCAGCGCGCCGAGCGTGCCCTTTTTGCGATGGACTTCGAACGCGGCTCCGACGACGGCGCGCTTCGTGGCTTCGGGCCACGCTTCATTCCACCAGTCGACCGAGCGCGCCCATGCGAGAAACGGCAGCGCTTCGCTCGGGCAAGTTGCGGCGTTCCACAGATCCCTCAGTGGCGTCGGGTAGTCGTGGGCTGCGGCGAGGGCCTGCACGGCGGCGCGTTCGAGCGGCGTGGAGGATGGCGGCAACAAGTGCGCGCGTGGCTCAGTCGTCATAGCCGCCCACGGTTACGCTGTAGCCGCTGCAGTAGCCGGCCTGGGTTTCGTCGAGCACGACGTCGGCTTCGGGTGCGGCGAGTTCGACGCGCTGCACGCCGGGCGCGTGAAGTGCGGCGACGATGGCGCTGCGGCGGATGTCGCGGCCGAGCCGGCGCTGCGCTTCGATGTAGGTGGTGAGGCGCGCGACGGCGGCCTGCCGGATCGGCTCCGATTCGGGGCCGGGGTAGATGTAGAGCGTGGCGTCGACCGCGTACGGCACGATGCGCGCCGACTGCACGGTGAGCCGATCGCCAACGGGGCGGATCCATTCGTCGTTGAGTGCCGCGGCGATGACGTCGAGCAGATCCTGCGGCGCAGTGCCGTCGCCCGTGCGGGCGAGGACGGACACGACGGCTTCGCACGGTTCGGGGCTGATGGCGGAGGCATCCGCCACGCGCGCGTCGGCGTCGCGTGCGTGCTTCATGTAGGCGCCGCGCGGGCCGCCGACGGAAAGCCCTTCGAAGGCCTGCTGCGCGCGGATGCGGAGATCAGCGTCGGACTCCCATACGTCGGGCGTCGGCGGAACGGCCGCCGGATTCGCCGGTGTGATGAGGAAGCGCTCGACGTTGCAGTTTGCGGCGATCTGGTCGAGGTCGGCGCCGGTGGCGTACGCGAGCATGACAGCCTGCGCGGCTTCGTTTACCTCCTGCCGCTTCAGGATCTCGCGCGCGACGTTCTCCTGCACGAGCTTGGTGAGCGGTTCGGAATCGAGTGCGAGGGTGGCGGCGAGCTGTGCGCGCCGATCGTCGTCGGGGACGAGCGCGAGCAGCGCGCCGATGCGTTCGCGCAGCGTGGTCTCGAAGTCGATGGCCGCGACGACTTTGGGCGCGGGGAGCCGGGAGAGATCGACGATCTGCGACATCAGACGGTGACCTGTGCGGTGACGGGCGTGCCCTGCCGGACGACGGTGACGCTCACCGTGAGCAGTACGCCGGTTTCAAGGATGGTGGGCACGATGCGGCGCACTTTCACGCGCGGCTCCCAGCGGCCGAGCGCGGCCGTGGCGCGCGAGACGAGCAGGATGAGCGTGGCGCCGATGAGGCGTGCGTCGATCGCGTCGAGCGCGCCGTTGCCGTATTCGCGGCGGTACGCGCGGGAGGCGACGTGCGTGGTCAGGATGTCGCCGATGCTCTGGCGAATGTGGGCGACGTCGTTGGGGAGCCACCGGCCGGTGGCGCGGTCCATCATTGCGGCGCTCCCGTGGTGCCGCTGCCGGGTTGCGTGCCGCCGTGCCGGTGCGTGTGGAGGACGACGCCGTTGGAGGCGAGCTCGCCGCCGCTGTGCGCGATCGGGCCGCTGATCGTGGTGCCGCCGCCAGGGCCGGCCTTGCCGGACATGCCGGCGAGGTAGCTCAGCAACTGCTCGACGGTAGCCTTGCCCTTGACGGTGAGATCGCCCTCGATCGTGACGTTGCCGGTGAAGGTGCTTTCTGGGCAGTCGACGGTGACATGGTCGGCCGCCTGCACGATGGCCGTTTTGATGCCCGAGACATTGAGAGCGCCGGTGTCGTGGTTGTAGCGGACCTGCGCGCCGTCGGGGAATACCGTGAGCGTTTCGTTCGGATCGTGGCTTGGCGCGTTGACGGTGTAGAGGCCGGTGACGATGCATCCGCCGCCGTCGGTGTTACCGCTGGGACTGAGCCACAGGCATTGCTCGCCCATGGTCGGCGGGTTCCACGTGCGGGTTTTGCCCGTGCGGCGTTCGAGCCACGGGAGCCAGTCGCTTTTCAGGTCGCCGCACTGCGCACGGCATAGGGCTTTCGCGTGATCCACCTCGGCGATAGTGCCAAGGCGGATGAGCTGTTCGAGGCGGCGGGCGTTGTCGGCTTGCATGAGCCCCGATTGTGAGCGGGGCTGGGGCGAGCGAGGCTCGGGGGTTGTTGTGCGAAGGGCTAGGACGCGTTGTGGCAAACTCACCAGCCCTCGAAATTAGAAGCTGCGTTCCGCCCTCACCTGCACCATGCTCTGCTTGTCCGATCCGAAGATTCTTCTGACTCCGACCTTAGATAACGGCGAAGAACTCATGCAGCTCTCCGGGCAACATCGACAGCTTCTCGTCGATGATTCACCTGCCAACCACCAATGTCTGGGCTGCGTACCGACGTTTGCCGCGCGCGAGTCCGTAGTTCGCAAACTTGTAGAGGCGGCATCCGTCCTCCCCTCGGCTTACGGCCTACTGGTCAAAGAGTCCCTGCGCCCCGTCCACCTTCAGCGCTTCTATTTCGAGCGTCGCTTGAAGCGGATTTGGTCAGAGAGCCCAGGCCTTTCGGAACAGGAGGCGATAGCGCTCACTTCGCGTTTCGTGGCACCTCCGTGGGTCGCAGGGCATCCGAGTGGCGGTGCGGTGGACGTGACGCTCTGCGACGAGGCCGGCCAAGAACTCGATATGGGCTGCGGCTACGATGAGGACGAAGCCGCTTCGAATGGCGCCTGCTTCTCATTCTTCAGCGAACTGGGTCCTATCGCACAAAAGCATCGGACGATGATGTTTGCCGCGATGGAGCGCGCGGGATTCGTGAACTACCCGTTCGAATGGTGGCACTGGTCCTTCGGCGATCGCTATTGGGCCACCGTGAAACAACATCCGCACGCCCTCTATGGCCCGGTGGAGGAAGTCATCCCCCGAACGATGTAGCTATCGTCTCGGGGCCGATTGCGATCGAGGGAAGAGGAGGGCCCACACGCGATTCACCTTCTCCACCCATCGGTCGTGGATGTCGGTCCGGCACTCACCGTGCGATAGTTTGAAGACTGAAGGCACGGCCACAGCGCCATGACTCCAATTGCGTCCTTCGTGATAGTTGTCATGACAATGACGGCACAGCACCACGCAGTTGTCCACACTCCTGATGAATTCACCCGCACGCGCCAAGACAGGTATGTCTGTGTCCGAGAACTTCAACGTTTGAACTGGGATCACGTGATGGCAGACGGAGCCCTTCTTACGGAGATCCCGGCGCGGATCACATGAAGCGCAGACTCCGCCCTGCCTTGAATACGCTTGATCCCGCACCTCGTCCGAGAATTCATACGGTTCTCGATTCATCGTTTCCCTCCAACCGCTACTTGCCGAGTCTGACTACCTCAGTGGATAGTCCATGCTCGCAACAAGCGCAATCGGAAGGCCTCGTCGGCTGGAGGGGTATAGACAGCCAATCGCCTTCACGCTGGCACCAGCTCGACGCTGATCTTTTTGCCGAGCACCTGTGCGGCACTCGTCAGCGTGGTCAGCGTCAGACTCGTGTCCGTTTCATCGAGCAGCCGATTGAGCGCCGAGCGGCTGGTGTGCATCCGCTTGGCCATCGCCGTCTTCGTGATGTTCTGCGCCTTCATTTCCTGCTCGATCTGCCACGCGATGACGCGCTTGACTGCCACGGCGGTGGCTTCTTCGAGCATGGCCTCTTCGGCGAGGAAGTCGTCGAAGTCACTGCCGTGATGGGGGTTGGCTTTCTTCGCCTTGGTCATTTTGCTTTCCTCACTGCTTTGAGCCGGTCCTTCGCGAGTTCGAGGTCGGCCGTTGGGGTCTTTTGGTCCTTTTTAATGAATGCGTGCAGCAGGACCATTACATCCGCGTCGAGCGCGAAGAGCACGCGTGCGATGCGGTTCTCCAGACGAATACGCACTTCCCAGATGTCTCCGCCCAGGTGTCGCACGAGCGGCATACCAAGCGGCCATCCAAACTGAACCGTCTTAATGTCGGCGCCGATGGTCTTGCGATCGGCGGCCGGCAGGTTCTTGAGCCATCCACGCACGGGCTCGGCGCCGGCGGCGGTTTGGAAGAAGACGACTTTGAGGGTGGCGTTCGGCATGTCGAGAATGTACTTTTTTTGGTACATATCTGCAATGAGTGTTTTCCGCCAGCCGGCTCGATCGGTACGTTAAGCGCCGGACTTGATGAGGTGCGCGAGGAGCGCATCGGCAATTGCGGCGCGGTCGGCCGCGTTGATGCCGAGCAGCGGGCGCGCGGCGTAGCGGTGGCGGATGCCGGGGCGGACCTGGTCTTCGAGGCCGAAGTGATGGACGCGGGCGAGGCGCCCGGCGCTGGGCGTGAAATCGACGAAGGCGGCGCCGGGCGTAGCCTGCGCCTTGAGGTACTTCGTGCTCACGAGCTTGGCGAACATGCGCGTGCGCAGCCGCCCCTGCTTCTTGCGCCAGCGCGGCGGCTGCGGGAGGCGCGGCGCAAACGCTGTGCCGTCGGGGTCGGTTTGCTGCTGGATGCGCTTGCGGTTGGCTTCGCGCAGGCGCTTCGCGATCTCGATGGCGAGGACGCGGCGTGCGGCCGGCGCGGTGGCGGCGACGAGGGCGTCGAGCTGGCGCGCGAGGTCTTCGGCGTCTTTCATGCGATCGAGCCGAAGCCCATGCCGACGTCCCCGGTGATCCAGTCGTTGCGCGGTTCGGGGAGGTAGGCGACTTCGAGGCGGCCGCCCTCGCCCGCCGTGACGGCGACGTCCTCGGTGAGCGCGAGCGTGATGAGGATGTCGAGCGTGTCGTGCGTGAGGTACTCGACTTCGAACTTGAGGCCCTCGGCCTGCTTATCCGGGTTGGAGACGAGTTCCTGCTGCTCGGTGGCGAGCCATGCGCAGAGATGCGCGAAGACTTCGCCCGGTTCGCCGGCGAAGTCTTTCACGAGCACTTCGACGTCGTACGCGAAGGCATAGCCGGCAGCGCCGCGCGTGTGGCGCACGCGAAGCCGCCCGTTGGTGACGAAGAGAATCAGGCGGTCAGGGTCGACCGCCAGTTCAGGCATGACGGCGGTGAGTGCGGCGCGCAGGCGCGCGGGCTTTTTCATCGGGCGTGCGCGCGCTGTGCGAGTT